AGGACGATGAAGAGGACTATGCAAGGGAGACATATGATAATACCCCTGCAAATCCCACAGATTTAAACGAATTTGATCCCGAAGATCGCGCACATCACGAAAATCCACCCGGGGCTGCTAAAAATAGGGGATTACAAAATCATCCTATAGCTGTGCCTACTATGGAGCAGATAGGAAATAATTTAATGCATGAATATATGAAATTTATTTCAGGTGATATTAAAAAATAAAGATAGTATGTATACTCATCAAATAGCCTCATTGGAGGCTATTTTTTTTATTAAATAAATTTATGGCCATATATGATAACAAACTTGTAAAAACAGCGAATATAACTCAAAAGTTTACTGAGGAGTATATTGATCATCTTTTAAAATGTTGTGATAATGTCAATGGACCTCACTTTTTTTTAGAGAATTTTTTTTATATTCAACACCCGGTTAAGGGGAAATTAAAATATTCACCGTTCGACTATCAACGTCGATTAATAGATAGTTATCATTCTCATAGATTTAATGTAAATCTATTACCTAGACAGTCGGGTAAGACTACTACAGCAGCGGGATACCTATTATGGTATGCTATGTTTATTCCAGATAGTACTATATTAATTGCAGCTCACAAATACACAGGAGCTAAAGAAATAATGTCTAGGATACGATATGCATATGAACTGTGTCCAGACCATATTCGATGTGGTGTTAAGAGCTATAATAAAGAAAGTGTAGAATTTGATAATGGGTCTAGAATTATAGCTCAAACAACTACCGAAACAACTGGTCGTGGTTTGAGTCTTTCCCTTTTATATGCTGATGAATTTGCATTCGTTCCGCCCAATGTTGCTTCTGAGTTCTGGACTTCGATATCTCCCACTCTTGCAACAGGTGGTAAGGCAATTATCACAAGCACTCCTAATTCCGATGAAGATCAATTTGCATCCATATGGAAAGAAGCAAACATGAAATTTGATGAATTTGGAAATGAACAGCTTCTTGGCAGAAATGGATTTTTTCCATTTAAGGCACATTGGAGTGAACATCCTGAGAGAGATGAAAAATGGGCCAATGAAGAACGTAGTAGAATCGGTGAAGAAAGATTTAGGCGAGAACATGAATGTGAATTTCTTGTATTTGCAGAAACACTGATTAATAGTATCAAATTGGCAGATCTTGAAGGCAAAGAACCTACTATGAAAATGGGACAGTGCAGATGGTATAGGAAAATAAATGCAAAATGCACTTATGTTGTAGCATTAGATCCCAGTTTAGGAACAGGAGGGGATTACGGTGCAATACAAATTATCGAATTACCTACTTTTAATCAAATGGGAGAATGGCATCACAATCTAACTCCAATTCAGGGACAAGTTCGCATTTTGCGAGATATTTGCAAATATATCAATGACGAATGTTTGTCCAAAGGTGTTCAGCCTAGTTTGTACTACAGTGTAGAAAATAATACAGTTGGAGAAGCCGCATTAGTTTCAATTAGTGAAATCGGAGAGGAAAGTATCCCCGGTTTATTTTTGAGTGAGCCAATTAAAAAAGGACATGTTCGTAGATTTCGAAAAGGTTTTAACACTACTCATAGTGCAAAAATTGCAATTTGTGCAAAATTAAAACATCTCATAGAAACTGGTAGACTTCAAATTAACAGTAAACCTTTAGTCAGTGAACTAAAAACTTTTATTGCTAAAGGGATTAGTTTTGAAAGTAAAGTGGGTGCTCATGATGATCTTGTTAGTTCTTTATTATTAGCATTAAGAATGATAATGCTGCTGCAAGATTGGGATCCAGCAATTTATGATAAAATGCGAGAAGAACATCAAGATGAGTACATAATGCCTATGCCGATTTATATTAATAATTATACATAAATATATACATGAAACCAATTGAAATTATTTGTCAAGATGTCTTTGAAAAAATTCGTAGCCGCTTTCAAAATTTAGAAATGGGCGACGAAATGGGCGCAGTTACCATTGATCCGGGAAAAGCACGATTTTTTGATTTTGATTTTATAATCGAAGGCAATGATCTCGGAAGAGTTAGTATCAGCCTAAATGATTTAGGTAGTCTAAAGGTATATTATAGCCAAGGAATAACGGAAGGTAACGACGATATTATTAAAAAAATGTGGTATGATTTCTTAAAAGAAATGAGAATGTTTGCGATGAGACGACTATTGAGATTCGATACCAGAGATATTACTAAATCAAATTTAGACAGAAATGATTTTCAATATTTGGCAAACAAAAAATCAAAGGAAGATGAAATGAAACAGATGAACGAGTCTAAATGGAATCATAAAAGTACCAAAAAAACCAGTAGAGCAGTAAGAGGATCCACTGAGGTTATTGTTAGACACAAAAACAATGTTCATGAAATGTTTCCCGGAGCTCGTAGTCAAAGAAATAATATTAAAGCAATCTTTATACAAAATAAAGATGGTGAAAGATTTAAATATCCATTTATTCATCCAGCAGGTGCATTTGCTATGGCACAGCATGTTGATCACGGCGGTGTACCACATGATCCTGCAGGTAAAGCAATTATTCGTATGAGTGAAAACATTGCACAGCTTCAAGAATTTAATCGTAAAATACATGTTCAAAAAAGTCAATTGCATGATGATGCAATGGAAATTACACAAAGAGCACAACAAAGATTAATGGAACTAAAATCAAAAATAGAGGCACTTGGAAAAAGACATTACTATGAACAATGGATTTCAGAATTTAATGAATCTGAAAATCCCTTTGAAGCAAATATCGATGATACCACATTAGAAGATTATAAAAATAAATTTACCTTAACTAATTTCCAGGAAGAATTATCTAAGTTTTTCCCATTATTACACAATATCATGCAAGAAACTAATTCAATAAATTTAGAAGAGTTTGTTAATGATACACAAGAAATTGCCGACAATAATTTAGAAGACACTCCATTAGATGATTTTAAACAATTCGAACAGTGGGCAGAAGCAGTTGAACAAAAAAAACTTACAATGGATCAACAAGATGCCTTAAAACAAGCTTTAGATGATTTACAAACACCATTAGATTTAGATACAGCCTATAATTTCTTTAACGAATTTGGTATTGATAGCGATGACTTAGAGGAATTGTTTCAAGATGAAAAATTAAGACCTGAAGAAAAACAGATGGAACCGTTGGAAGTTTTCAAGATTTGGGCAAGAGAAAACGATCAAGAAGATCTATTAGATTATTTAGATATTAATACTCAAGATACTATGCCTCCGGAAAATGTTCCGGCAGAACCTACTGTTGCATCCGCAGCTGAAGTTCCGCCCGCACCTGCTCAACCGGCACAACAACCGGGGGTTATGGAGGCAAAAAATATTGGATCAATGATCAAAGAAGTAGCCAAAATAGTCAATCAATTTTACAATCGAGAACATAAAGAGCAAGGCCTGGGACCATTTCCTAAAGGTCAAGAAGGAATCTGTTTAGAAGTTCAAAAACGTATATCAGAAATGTATGGTGAAAAGGCAGGCGAACAGGCAAGCCAATTAGCAGAAAAATTCATGCAAAAAATTATCAGTCAGGAGCAACACCATCATGGGGATTCCGATAGCGTAGCTGACGATGGTCTTGCAAGATTAAGAGAATTGACCAGTTTAATTAAACAAAAAGTAGAAGGGATTGGAGATCGCGGCGAAGGTGGTAAAGATTTTAATAAAAATATTATGCCTGCCGAGGAGATAGCCGAAGATCTTCAATTAATCAAAAAATTATCAGGTTTGGCAAAATAAATCACATTTTAACCTCATATTAGATTGCAATAATAAATAAAACTGTGCATACTATCAAGGTGCACAGTTTTTCTTTTTAGTCAGTGGGCTAAAAAGAAGCGGCATAACAAAGGCATATTTAAGGAGAAAATCATTATGGCAACTTTGGCTGAAATTCGCGCAAAACTTCAACAATCTTCACAACAAGCCGGTGGTTCAACTGGCGGTGACAACGCAATTTTCCCGCATTGGAATATCGCAGAAGGACAAACTGCAACAGTTCGATTCCTTCCTGACGGTGATACCAATAATACTTTTTTCTGGATCGAACGTGCAATGATTAAATTGCCATTCGCTGGTGTAAAAGGTGAAACAAACAGTAAACCGATCACTGTACAGGTTCCTTGTATGGAAATGTGGGGTGAAACTTGTCCAATTCTTACTGAGGTTCGTCCTTGGTTTAAAGATAAAAGTCTCGAAGAAATGGGTCGTAAGTATTGGAAGAAAAAATCTTATCTATTTCAAGGATTTGTGGTCGATACCAAATATCAAGAAGACGGTAAAACACCCGAAAATCCAATTCGTAGATTCATTATTGGTAGTCAAATTTTTAATATTGTTAAAAATGCACTAATGGATAGTGAAATTGAAGAACTGCCTACTGATTTTGTTCGTGGTCTTGATTTTAAGATCGCTAAAACTAGTAAAGGCGGTTATGCTGATTATTCTACTTCAACTTGGGCTCGTCGTGAACGTGCTCTTAGTGAACAAGAACAAGCAGC